TACTAACAGTTAGCAGATCAGGTTCAACTGCTACATATAAACTTGACTATAAAACAACAGAGAGCGATTTTATTCTTACAACTTGTGAAATGGAGATTTCTTCAACTGGTGCTACATATAATATGACAAATGATGGAACAGCATTTGTTGTGTATTTCCCAAATAACCTAGCCATACCAAGGGGCGAACTAACTTATTTCTTTACTATAAGTCATCCTTCAGAAGGAAACATAGCACAATATTCCACACAATTTATTTTTAGACAAGACTTGAGTGATTTTACAATGTCAGACGTTGTTTCTGACGGAACATCTTATACTGTATATGATATTCCTACGGTGGAAAAAGACTATTACGATGCCATTAATCAAAGGGATTTCGAAGTTCAAGTAATGCAACAATTGCTTACAACTCTAACATTTAAAGATTACAGAATGTTGACTGACTTTATTAATTTTAAATTTTCAAATACAACGGGTATTCTTCGTAATATGCAATTAAATGATGTAGATTTAGTTGCCGTTACATCAATAAGATGTGGAGCTCCATTGCTTCCAGTTGTTGGAGATCGTTATATTGTCGGTCGGGGAAGTACTGGAGATTGGGAAGATTATGATGATGATATTGCAACTTATACCAGTGATGGTACTTCTTATATCTGGGTTTTTACTGAACCAAAATCACAGCAAATGGTTTATGTAACAAATGAAGATTATAAGTATATTTATTCTGACTTGGGATGGGTAAAACCAGAGTACGAGATTCCGCTTCAAATTTCTGTTGATGTATTTAGGGAAAGTACATATACTGGATCCCTTGGTGCGCTCACGCAAGAAATTAGGGATACTTTAGTGACTGCTTTTACAGATAGGTTTGGAATTAATGCAGAAATATATAGATCTGAAATTATAGATGTTATACAAGGCGTTGATGGAGTTGATCATTGTAGTTTGCTTACTCCTGAATCTAGTATCTTTTTTAATTTTGATATTAATTATTTTACACAAACAGAGCTTCTAGAATATGCACCAGAGTATGTATATTTTACAGAAGACGATATAACAATTAGGATATTCTAATATGGAAATATTGCTTAACAAAGTAGACCCAAATATACCTCAATTAAAAAGATTTATTACAACAAGTGCTGCAAGGGAACTGTCCGCACTTTCGACTCCATGTTATTATCCGAAAACGAAAAAATTCTATTCTGAACTATTGTATTTATTAAAAGTTACCGATAAAGATATAAAAGAATTTGTAAAAAGAACATATAAAGGAACAAAAGCAGAAAAGTTCAAATTGCCTAACGATGCTGGTACAAGCATTTTAGTTTTTATTATGCATTATTTTCTAATAAAAAGAGATCAATCTGCATTTTCAACAACTATGGTTTATTTTATGGTTATTCAATATGCAAGATTGATGTATAAGCAAATACAATATTGTCACGAAGACACTTTTAAATATACTCTTGATACATTGACAAGAACTCATTTATTTTTCAGAGAAAAATCAATTCCGAATAGTCTATATTATCTAGCGAATCAAATGCAATCCAATTATGCAAAAGATATTAAAAATTGGGATGTAGATAGAATTATTGCATTTTTAAGTGCTGCAAGAACAAGAATTTCTCAAAGTGTTAAAAGTTTTGCGAGAAGTTATTATAGTAATAAAAAGTCTGGGGCAATGATTAAAACTCAGGGTGAGATAAGCGATGATGAATCTAATAATTATCAGTATCAAGTTCTTGAAAAAGGTCAAAAAATAGTTGATGATATTGCAAAGAAAATTACTTCATATAAAGTAATTGATATGAAAGCATTTGAAGAAGCAAAACAAATAAGTAAGATTAAAACCTCAATTGCAACTTTAATTGTCAATGGTGTAACAAACGAAAAACATTTCAATAATGTTAAGATGTCATTACAATTATTTATTAAGGAAGCAAAAAGCGTTGATATGGTATGTGGGAATGAATTTTATACTTATGTTAAACGTATGATGGCAATTAAAAGGACAGTTGCTCAATTATATTTCAAAGCTCAAATAAACATACTTCTCATAGAAATTTTAAAAGAAGTTGGTTATCTTAAAACATATGAGAAGTACACGTCACAAACTCAATTCATTATAAGCTCTTTCTTAGCATTCTATTTAACAATAATGTTAAGAAGAAGCATTTGTAATACTTAAAGTCCAAAAGTAGTTCTAAGCCCTCCGGTTAATCTACTTAACAGATCTGTCTCTTTTGCTTTCGTTGTAGTAGATACTCTATCAGGCGGATTATTTTTTTCTTCATCTGTTAACTCTTCTTGTGTAGAAGCTTGATTTTTTGTAATTGCAAGCTCTTCAATACCACGTCTTCTTCTTGTATTTTCTTGTTGATCTGCAAATGTATATTCTCCCGGTATTGTCGAAAAATTTTCAACACCAGGTTTAAAAGTATCGCTTGGACCAATTGATGCATCAAGGTAGGAGTTTAGAGTGGGCCTTGCTCTTCGATTTTCTGTGTCTGCTAGCATACTACTGAATAAGCTTCCGAAGTCAATTCTAACATCCACAATACCCAATCTTTGGTTATATGCAATTTGTTGCTGATCACCACCTTTAATAACAGTGATGTTTGATATGAATGCTGGGTCTAGATTATATATACCAGGAGAAACAATCTTATGAATAAATGGCCAACTATATGTAATTCCGTCTGTAGAAATTGGAATTCCTAATAACATAATTGCAGCAATTGGTGCAGCAATATATTTTCTTGTTGATTCCTCACTTGATGGATTTGGATTATAAAGTCTTACTGTTATAGTATATGATGGTTGAAAAGAACTTCCTTTCCAAACCATAGGAAAGTCAATTCTTGATCCAGCCATCAATTTAGAAACAACATCTACACCGCCCATAACGCTAGAAGGCAAAAGGCTTCTCATTACTCCTGCTGCTGCGGCACCGCCTTTTTGAAGGAGGGTGCCAGCTATGTTACCAAATTTACCCATTCCTTTTATATCACCTGTTACTGCATCAAACACTTCCCCCATATCTCTACCACCACGAATCTGTGCTAAAGATGCAGCAGCATCAGAACCAACATTTGTTAAGCTTTGCAGAAAGTTTTCTCCATATTCATTTGAAAAAGAATCGCTTGGAAAACTATCAGCTTGATATGCAAGGACTAGGCAACCCTCAGTACTGTAGTTAGTCGCATATTTTGGTTGAGCTAAATTAAAGCCATGAGCATTGAGTATACTTAAATATGACAGATTTCTATGGGATATACTATTTTCATCAAATCTAAAAGCGGGAGATCTTCTAAATAGGTTTAGACCTCTTGAAAACGAAGGAATCCCAGGAAATATTTTTACAATCGGCATAGAGTTTTCCATGACTGTTTGTGATCTACCTTGCATCGTTTCATCAGTAAGATTGCCAGGAGGCAACCCTATTGTATAATCAATTGTAGTCATTTTTTTATGTAGTTTTGCCATTTTTAATAATCTCCATCAACTTCACCCATCATTAAATATCTGTCGAAGTCACCACCCACATTTCTTGCCATCTGTCCACCATTATTTATCATAGCTGTTGTTTGATTTTGTATGTTAGTTGACAATATTGTTGTTTGCTGCGCTACATTTGCGGAGCCTTCTTTTGCATTAGCTTTTCCACTGTCAATTAATTTTTTGGTTGAATCTGCAATTGCAATTCTGTTTGCCTCAGTTTGTGCCCAAGTTTTCTGTGCTTCTTGTTTTGCTAATTCACTTGCATTAGTAAATTGCTTACTCACTCTGTCGGTTATAGGTACATCTCTATCTAAAACGTATTGATCATATCCACCAGTTATACCCAGAGACAATTGATACTTTTTGAAGTTCTCTTGAACTGCTTCTGAGGTCATTGGCTTATATTTTGTATTTCCTTTAAGCCAACTCATGAATGCTTTTTCTCTTTTTATTCCGTATCCTTGAGCATCAGTGCCCATCCACTTTGCACCATACCCACCCCGTCTAAGCCATTCTTGTCTTGCTGCTTGAATTTGCAGTGGAGTATAAAGCAAATACTCTTGGATGTTTTCCTGAATATAGCTTCTCTGTGCTGCAGCTATACTAACTTGATTAGCTTCACCCCACATACCAATATCTTGAATCCATTCTTTTCCCTGTGCAGTACTAGCCACTAATTGTATAGCCCTCGATCCTTCAAACCCTTGAGCGCCGCCTTGTCTTGCTGCTTTAAGTTGCTCAGCTGATTTTTTGCTAACACTACCAGACAATATAGCAGCTTTTCTGTCCCACTCATCCAGTTTACTTTTAAATCTTGCTGATATCCCAAGCCAGTCATCGATCTTTTTGCCCAGTTTCCACCCAAGATAAAATGCAAGAGCAGCAGACATAGCGCCGGCCATAACTCTTAAAAATGATGGATTTGTAAATACTTTTGTTACAATACCACCAAGTAATGGACCAACATTTTTAATTTTAAATAAAAGAGCCTTGAAGATTCCACCTTTTCCAAGAAATGCTCCTTTAATAATCCCCGTCAATCCCGCACCCAAATACTTGAAGATTCCACCTATTCCACCACGAGTAAAACCAAACAACATCGGAAGAATAAACATCAAAGCAGTTGATAGTAATCCCCCAACTCTTTTGAAAGTCTTACCCAGAAATCCAAATGCACCTTTCCCTTTAGCTCTCCGAGAAGCTCTAACAAGCCGTTTCGCTTCTTTCTGTGCTGCCTTTCTTCTTTTAGCTCGCACTTTTTCAAGTTTGTCCTGAACAGATTTTTGCTTTTTTTCAAGTTTAGCTATTCTTTGTGCTTCTTTCTTTTTCTCTTTCTTTGTAAATTCTCTTTGAACTTCCCACAGTTTCGCTTCTCTCTCCTCTTTCATTTCCTCTGGTATTGAACCTTTGATCCATACGGGCATTGCATCATGTTTTACTGCAAATTTTGCCATTTGTTTTGGCATATATTTCTCGTACTCAAGCTGAGTCATTGAACCTTCAACTGCTTGTGCAGATCCATATATTTTTTCAAGTCGTCCTTTGCCTATTGTCAGTCCAGCAAATTTTGTAACTTCACGAGCAAGTCTTCTTTTTCCCAGTTTGGATGCATACGCTCTTATTGCTTCGTCCCGTGATTCTCTTCCTTCACCCATAAGAACTGAGCCAAGTCTACCACCTAAACTTATAGTACTGGCAATAATGTTGTTTAGAGCTCCACGCATCTTGCCAAAGATAGACCACGCACCTTGTCTAATACCTTCTAATGGTTTATATTTCGTACCTGTTATAGCTGTTGATAAATCTCTTGTTGCTTCAGCTGTTGCTCTGGTGTACATTGCGATTCCGTCAAGCCGATACATTGTACCCGTATAAAGGATTCCAAGGTTTTCGTTCATCGCAGTAAACGGTTGTTTTTCTTTGGATAAATGTCCTTTATAACCGCCACGTGCCTTGAAGAAACCAAATATTGGTTTAAATGGCAGTCCAAATACTGTACGGAAAGATTTTTGAAGATACAGCAATGTTCGGAACGTTGGATGTTCAATCATCATTTTTTGCCATACTTGTTCCCAAGTACCAATTTGTGCACCAATAGCAGACTGAATTGCAAGTAGAGATCTAAGCATTCTTCTTTCTGATGGTTCCTCATATTGAGTTTGAACTTCTTGTAGTGCTTTGAAAAATCCTTTAACTATTCCGGTTTTTTGTTGTGCATGAAGGTCACCAATATATGTGTCCATTTTGGCAAGAGCTCCAGTTTGCCATCTAATTGAGTGAGCCGACATAGCTTTTTGAATGGATATTTGCTTATCCATTCGTTCCAAAAGTTTATCTATAGGCATTACTACTTCTGCAGCATGGACTTGTGCCAACCCTCCCTTACCAACTACACCACCTTTGGCCATTTTGGGTATTTTTTCTTTTGTCTTTTTGGTCATTACAAGACCCTTACCTATTTTCTTGGACTCTTTTACCCCTTTTTCTTTACCAGTAAAGAATGATTTTAATGAACCACCAACACCACTTAACGAACTACTAATATTCGCTTTCATTCTAGCAGTTGCAGTTTTAAATACATCTGTTTCTACAAATCTAGACACATAATATCCAAAAATTGGTGATGTTTTGGCTAACGCCATCGCAACCATTTTTTGAGGATCGTATTTAACATCATCCTGAGCTGCTTTTAAGGTTTGACTTAAAGCATCTTTTGAACCCTTTGCTAAATTCCATGCAATACCAGATAATCCCTTGCTGACATCTGTAACTGTCATGCTGAGTTTTCTAAGGACCTGATTCATTGATGTTTGAATAGAAGCAATGGAACCGTCGCTTGAGATATCTCTATCAATTTCACTCATTTTTTGGTCAATTTGACTTTGCATATTTGAAATCGCACGATTCACATTACTTATCTCAGAGATACGTTGATCCTTATGATCTGCTGGAGCTGTAATACTTCCGGGGGTTTTTGTTGGTTTGTCAGCCATCTAATATTCCTCTTAAGCTACTATTTTAAATAATTTGGTTACTACTGGGTCATGTGGAGACATCTCAGCGAAAACACATGCTACTTCCGATAATGAAATTAGTTCTTGCATTGGTGTTGTGTACTGATTTTTACTTCTAAATGCATTATAATATGCATAATTTAGTGCTGAAAATAACATTTGAAATCTATTTATGCTTTTTAGAAGAGATGGCATATGTACAATCATCAATTTTAAAGCAACCACCATCTCTGTCAATCTTTGTGTAAAATCTTGCTCTGCTAAAGTTGTATCATTACCAAATAATTGTGAAATTAACCTATAATAATTTCCTAATTCTTTATTTGCATAATCTGGACCTCGTTTTTCAAGATTTGCGATATATTTCATCAATTCACTGATTTTCTTTTTATCGGGATAATTTACTTTAAAGTAATAATCGACAAATTCTGTATAATATGAGTGTAAATATTTAAAAAATGTGCTAGAAAACTTTGAAAAATCTCTTCCGGCTATCAAATGCATACATTCGTGCATTGTTGTGGAAACAAGTTCATTATTTGCTGCAGTTCCAATGATTGAAACCGAATTTTCGATTAAAACTATAACTTTTTTATCTTTAACATGATAAAATCCAAGAATATACTTTTCTGGACCTGCTGTAAGTTTTGATTTGATAAAAGAAAGCAAGTTTTTTGACTTATAACATGGCATTACAAGCTGTTTTTTCACAAGACTCTCAATTTGATCCGCTATTTTATTTCCCTTTGAAGACTTAACAAAAGCTTCAACGAATTTTTCTTTTAAAGAGTCAGATGAGTAAAATTTTGTACCATCTATTACCGTTTCAAGAGAAAGCGATATTGGTGCAGCCATTAGTTCCTGAATTTCCATATTTACCCCTTAAAAAATCTTAATGTGTCAACGAACCCTGTCGTTTCGTTGTAATTTTCTTTAACGTGTCTCATTATATCTTTATTTGTAAATGAAATACTTGGACTATCGTCATTCATATTCATAATGTCTTGCATTTCGCTAGATAATCCCCCAAATCTAGTTGAGTCAATCATCATAGGCGGATCATATTTTCTAACATACATACAAACAGCAGCGGATAGAGCAATGTCGTCGTGACATCCAGTATCTGCCTCTACTTTTCCACTTGATTTAGAAACAAGACCCGTAAGTTCTAGAGCTAGACGCTGTGATTTAACAGATTCCGGATATTGAGTCATATATGAGTATAAAGCATCAATCATCAACGGTCTTGTTTTTGCATTAGTTGATAATCCGGGAACAATTGTATTAACTCCACGTTTTTCTTTATAAAGCATATAGGAGTACTCGCTTGCATTTAAATGTTCGACAACTTGGTTTCCATATGAGTTAGATTCAACCACAATTGTTCCGGGGTACTCTGTTGCAGCAACTTTTACAACTTTTACGAAATCTAAGACTTTACATTTCCCCTGATACTCCCAAACTTGTTCTAATGTTTCATAATCCCATACTGTAATTGCTGATTTATCATTTCCATGCTCTGGAGCTGTATCGACTCCCATAATATAGTGTTTTTTAGGCACTGAGTTTTGAAATTTCCAAACTTCGCCGTTAAATATCTTAATTTTATCAATTGGCTCAACACAAGAGTTTTGCATTGCTTCAACTGTGTCGGCTTCAAAGAATGATCCCTCTGTTGGTAAGAATTTTAGTTCTAATTCCTGTGCAATTCGTTTTTGATCATAGTCAAACAATGCACACTGAGTATTATACCAACTAGGATCATTTGCTAACTCTGGAATCATCTTCCAGTGAATTACAAATGGTGTAAAGATATCATCATGCGAAATACAGTTCATATATCGTTCAAAATACCATTGACCAATACCAACTGTTTTATTTGGAGTCGAAAGAACAACTGTTCCATACGGTATTCCAGCTTTTCTGGCTTGCATTTGGTTTGTTGATAAAGCAGGAACCATTGAAGTCCAAGCTGTACTAATATAATTAACAAATGCTGCTTCGTCAATAACCAAAAAAGTAATAGCTTTACCACGAAGAGTTTTATCAGGAGCATTTGGGTTTACAGGCGATGCATAAGCCTTTGAACCGTTTGTTAAAATAAATGAACGCTCAGTTCTCTTTGCAAATCCACGACCCAGAAGCCCTCCAGGTGGTTTCATCCAATCAGGAAGTTTTTCAACCATACCACGAATAACTCGGGCAAAGTCAGTAGCTTCAGCACCGTCTTTTGATATAATTCCTATAACAACATTGTCATAAAATGTTGTTAACCATGCTGCATACGCTTGAACTACAGTTGAAATACCGATCTGACGGCTCTTCAGTACTAATACATATCTTTTAAGGTTAATAAGGTCAATTAGCTCTGTTTGTTTTGCATAAGGGCGAAATAATACATCCTTGCCAGGAAGCTCCAAATAAACGTAATTATTACAAAAATAATTGAAGCTTGCACGACATTTTAAAAACTCAGCAACATATTGATTAGCTAAATTTTTTAATTGTAATGGTTTCCTTTGTTTTGCCATACTATTCCCCTTATTATTTTGTTCTAACTTTAGGTTAGTGTCCTATTAGTTCGCATAAGATGTAACATAGCTGATGATCCCCATTCTTTTTGTCTTAAAAAGGTAAGATGGCTAGCTCTAAGGATATACATACCGGTGAAATCTTTAGTTGAATCAATTTTTGTATCGAGTTTTACAGCTTCACCAACTTCCATCAGATTAAGAATTCTCATACTATTTTCAATCTCAATTGATATCTCGGTTATTGCGGATACACGCCTTGCATATTTTGCTTTGATAAAAGACTCACTTAGTTCATATCCGGTATGATCTTTATGAATTGATACACGACTCGTTATTGGCATTGCTTCTTGGTCAAAGAATATTTTATTTCCCTTTGAGATTAATCCATATTCTTTTGAAAGATCCTGAAGGTTTGTATCAATTGTGTAAAATAGTCTATCTTTTGGTTTAACAATATGCCTTATATTTGGAGCCATAAAAGCAAAGGCTGAATTTCCTTTATATGTAGTTGTAAAATTCTTTGTGGTATAGAAATTTTTACCATCTGTACATTTATCAATTATTTTAGTATTATCTGCTCCAAGAGGAAGCTGATAAATTACAAATTTACTTGACGAGGTCATTTTTGCTGTCAAGTTTTTTACACATACTTTGTTATCATGAGTACAAAATATTGCGGCCATTCCATCATAGATACCAAAAGTTCTATTTAAATACTTTAGATTTTTGTAAAGAGTACTTGAAGGAATTAAAATCTGGTCGATTTTTTCTTTATTAGCTCCCTGTGTATCAATTTTTGAAGTTGCTTGGGTTTTTGATATTAGATCATTTATAGTAGCTGTTAGAGTCATATTGTGATAAACATAGTTAACAAGCCAGTTCATCGTGGCAAATGCTTTTCTTGAAACACATACTATTGTAATAGGTTGTCGATCTTTTTGAATATTTTGAGGGCTTGGAACTGATACTTGTAATGGCATATCAGATGATAAGTACATTAGCTCAAATTGTATTTGCTCCATTGGAATCGAAGGAGCGGTACCGTACAACCTACTTGTTAGTTTTAAAGGCGTTTGTCCATATATCTTTTCTAAAATAATATCATTTGGATCAGCAAATATTTTAAGAATAAATGTCTGATATGGTGCATCAATTGATGTTATAATAGATACAGAATATAAGTCAGGAGTTAAGTCAACTTTTCCAATTTTTAATTCAAATTCGTATGTTCTGTTAGGACTCCAATATCTACTACTTTTATTTTCTGCCATCCTACCATCCTCTTTCAGGTGATTTTTATTTTGTTCCAAAAAAATCTAAACGAAAAAAATGGGGAAAGTTTCCTCCCCATTTTCGATCTACGGCATCATGATAGTTGAAGTCTTTCTAAGACATCATACATTCTTGTCGGGATAACAAGAACACTCTCTGCCGCATTTTCAAGAAGCCGCTTGCTATTCAAGTTCGGCTCAAGGCTACTGTATCTTGCAATCGCTAAAAACACTTGCCATGCAGATGGTAACGGAGGAACCGCACCTTCTTGTACTGGGGGATTTAATTCATCCAAAATTGCTGCTATCTTCTCTTTACGTTTTTTACCGATTCCCTCAATTATATCAAGCACAGATAACATCTCATCTTCATTCAATGTGCTGTTAAAACTTGATGTAATCATATCGGTAATGTCTTGTGTAAATACTTGCATATAGGAACCAACTGCGGTTGATAGTTGGGTGGTTGAACTTTCGATGTGAACCTGTCTCATTTCACCCAAGGAGAAGCCGAATATGGTGCGTCCAATTTGACGCCCTATGTTATCAATGGCTATACCAAAACCCAGTGTTGCCGCTCTTGTACCGTTGTAGCTATTGTTTACAATCATAACCGGAAGTACATCTCCAGCTTGTGCAATACTTTGGCTACTTTGTAAAATAATTTCATTTCTCATTCGGCAAAAGGTATTCCAGAGGATTGTGTTTTCCTCAAGAATGGGCATGCCAACGCTTTGTATAGCGTCTCTAATTCTTTGATTGACAATATCGTTTCCTATAAATTTGTACATATCGGAAACGTATCCTGCATAGTTATATTCTTGTTCTTCAGGACCTTTTGTAAATATACCGATAAGGGGTGTATCTAAACCATCAGTTGGATGATTTAACTCAGGTACTTCCGAAAAGTTACGATTGGATTGTAACTCACGATAAACGACTTCACCATATCTATCGGTATAGCTGTATAAACCTTTGTAAGAGCGAGTTACGTCGAGACCCATTGTCCTTGCTCTCTCGCTGAAGGGTGTTCTCATTTATGTCTCCTTCCGGAATAATGTTATTGCCTGATACAATGGGTTTCAAGACTTCAACGATTTTCATTTTCATTGTTTCCTGAAACATTTCCATTGATCCGTCGAAAACAGCATGGGTTAGCATACTTGCGACAACGTCTAATGCACCATCCATAGTTGCATGACCAGTCTCCCCCCATCTGTTTTTCATTATAAAAAGTTGATTGTCTTTATCAAGAGATAGTATTATTTGAGCCTTGTATATTTTATCGTGGGCCGTTAGACCATTTCCAATACTTATGTTTCCATTGTCACCAGTGATGCAACCTCCTGATACTTTTGACTGTGTAATTGGCATTTATGCTCCTCTCAATCTATAATACAATCTTGAAACTAATAAGTTTCTTCCTTCATTTGTGTCTTCATATGGTGCATCAAGAACATCTAATATTTCAGGCATCATTCTTTTTCGTAATACATTTGATGTTAAAGGTAATTTAAATGGAGATATTATTTGGAATGGTCTTCCGCTCCAATAATACCTTACATGTCCCACCTTTGGACCGGTTAATAACATAGAAACAATTCCATAATCTACGAATGTTCTGTATTTAAATTTTACCTTTCTATATCTTCCAACAACAATGGCGATTTGATTTCGTGCATATTTTGCAACTGCAGGATTTCTTTTCCAAAATCTTTTTTGGTCTTCTTTAGTAACGAACCATCCACGCCAATCCTTATGCTTTATATGAAAAAAACCATCGTTGAATTTTATTATATCACCTTTTCTATAGTGCATTGCTGGATTGTCATTTAGATATTGTTTAACTACTTTGTAGTCATATTGCTCAAGTGTGAAGCTCTGTTTTACCCAAGGTAATATATCCTGCATTTTAAATCCTTTCGATGAAAGATCTTAAGTATATATCCCTCCCATCAAATTTGAAAGCTGGATGTTGAAGACCAACTTTGAACCGGTTTTCAAGTTCCCAAAAATATTTCATTCTTCCTGGAGTCCATATTGATGCATGTGGACAAGATGGTTCATTCAACAATTCTGTTGTTAATAGGATGTTTTTCTGTACAAAATCTACCACGTTCGGATTATCATTCAATATCATTTCTGCAAGCTGTATATAATTTGGAACAATAACATCAACTTGTCCACCCTTATGTAATACTGTGGACACAAGATAAATGAAATACTCAACTTGTGTAAATGACACATGCTCAAGGAAACGATAGATAACAACTCGATCAAATGTGATTGATGTTCGTTCCATAAACTCAAAAACATCCATGTTCAAATTCACATGCTTTGTTAGACGATCCCCATCATTATTCCAGGATTCTATATCACTTTCTACATGTGATGCTTTTGTTTCTGTGAAATACGATGTATCCACATTTAATATATACTTGGGAAACATCAAATTTTCTTGTGTTGACATTGGAAGCGGTTGAAATTTTCCAGCTGCAATATTTAATATTACCATTTTCACCTCACATTTTCGTAGACGATTGATTTTGTAAACGGCTCGATGTAAAATTTGAAATATCTTTCTCTGTCAACATCATCCGTATCCATTATTTTTAAGGTCGATTGGGATACTTCAAGCTCACCATATCCTAATAAAAAAATGTTGAACTTTCCATTTTTAACTGGTATCCCAAACAACGCGGGATTTTCAGATTCAAAAAACTCATCTCTCATTTTTTGTAGTCTTGTAAATAAAGAGTTCTTATTAACATCAAGCATTAAGCAAAGTTTTCTATAGATCTCGTCCATTGCTTTATAACGAAATGCAACACCTTTGATTGTTACTTCGTTATTATTATCCAATGCAATATAGGATTTCCTATCAATTGAAGAAACGAATGTTCTTAATACTTGCCTTTGTTCCAATGGAATGTGACCAATGTTTGTTACATGCAAAGGTCTTGTTAAAATCAAACCATCGTATTGACGAATTACAATTTCATCATCTTGAATGTTATTTATATTAATATAGTCATTGATAATAGACTCGGTGGTACCCCTTAGTAGAGATGTGATTCTTGGATTTTCTTTCATCATTTGTCCGATCATGATATTTCTTCCAATCTTATCTTCCGGATCAACATGTGAAAGATCATATCCCTTGTTTTTTAAAATAGTATAATGGCAGGCTTCGATATCATAAATCAAAACATCTCTCATAACTAATGGTAAATTTGGGTTTAGTTGCATTGGGGTATGGGGTCAGGATTTTTACTCCCGACCCCAACTCCTTATACCAACGTATTGATAATGACGTTATCAATCTGGAGATGATGATTGATATCTTCGATTGTCGCCTGCCGTTCAAGCAACCAATTAATTGCATCCTGATTGGACTCCAATCCTTCTGCCTTTGAACTTTGTTTATATCGTAACTGTAGTGCTTCACCGTCCAGTGCCTCGCTTAGTTTATGGCGAATGTCAGCCGGGTCTCTTGTCACGACTTCAATATTCGTGTCTTTCTTTTTCGCTCGGACAATGGCGTATGGGATCAAAGCATCATCAACATCATTACAGAAAACTGAGATTAGTCCTGTACGAACTCCGTAGCTTTTTACAAATATACCATTTCCAAGATCGTAAATAATCCTGAACCCGTTATTGTAGATCTGCATATCCATTGCAGGTCTATCAAGAACCGGGATAAGATGTGCAGCATCAAATATAACGATGCGTCTTTTTTCTGTTCCTTCTTCAGTTCCAATAGTCACAAGCAATTGTTCTGTTGGATCAACGCCTGTGATTGATACGGTTGGTTTTCTGATACTTGGAAAATTCTGGACATTTCCATTGAACCATGCTGCCAAGTTTGTCATTTCAATGACATTTGGGTCTGTAGCAGCCTCTTGAACCTCTGCTACTGATGCTTCGGGAATATCTAAATCATCTTCAGAAAATATAACCGCTTCTTCTGTTACTCCATTTCTAACCATTTGAGACAAGTTGTCATTCATCAAATTCGTGCTCCTTTGAAAATTTATTTTTTCCACTTATTGCTTTCTTCTTCGAGATCTTTTCTCCATTCCGTAGGGCTAATGTCAGCAAATGTTTCTAATGCAGCTCCAGCTAATACAAAGACTTTAACCAACTCTTCATATGCTCTAACAGGTGCTGATCCCTCTTTCATTTCATTTGAATTGAATAACCACGATGGAAGTTCGGCGTCCCATTTTCCGCAATATCCCTTTTTCGCTTTTGACAAGTATTCTTCGATGAATAAAAGGAAACTTGCAAAATTGAGAGATTCTAAATCAGAGTATTCACCAAAACAACACCGCTGATATTCTCTCTCTTTTTGATACACTTCAAACAAACCTCTAATGTTCATACACTTCTCCTTATCTTTTATTTACCAACGATTCTAAGTATGTGGCATTCTTCTGTAATTTGTGTTGATATTCCGCCATATATTCTAACACAAAATCGCCTTCCCAATTATAACGATAGACCACATCTTTTACAAATCGTACTAAATTCAGGTCACCAACAGGGGTATTAAATGGCAGATGCTGCCCATGTCCTTTGGCTCGATTGGATAAATGGATGACTGATGTGTATTTCAAAAGAAAGGGTAATATTTTATTATCAAACCACAATTCTTCGATATGACTTGTGTCAATTACCATTTTCGCATTTCTGTTGTCACTCCAGATTAAATACTCCACTATTTCTAATGGACTACGAAATTCTTTTTTACCTTTCCATCCGAATGTTTCAATACACAATATGACTTGACTATGCACTCCATGAGTAAACTCAGGGATGAATGACGAAATTCCTTTATTCGGATGTATAACAAACTTGACACAACCCGTTCTCTCAAATATCTCATTTACCATTGTGGTTATATCTTTCCGTGGTCGCTTTAGTGTATCTAATGGTAAGTGAGTAACTCTTACTTTTGTATTATTTTCTTCTAAAGAATGTAAGATGTCATCTGAATTGATTTGATAATTTTCGTATTTATATAATGCAAGCTGAATACTTGACGGAATATTCTCTTTATAGTATCTATCATCTTTACCAAATCCATATGAAATCGACACATTAATCATAAGTACCTTCTTCCGTTGAAGCCTCCCGGCACTCCTTTCCAGTTAACTGCAATCGCTTCATGCGTATGAATTGATTCTTCGTGAATACATTTTACAATCCAATCTCTAATAGGCATTTGACTCAATGATTGTGAGATTATACGAATAGCATCTTCAACAAACATTGGATTTTCTGCTGCAACTCTTGCAATTTCCTGCTCATCAATTCTCTTGATTACTGGATACGGGAGAGTTTTAATGTTAGATTCAACCGCTTCAATAATATCCTCTAACCATATGTAATTATTTGGATCACACTCAATCAATATGTAAGCAAACGATCTTTGATTATGTGGATAACCTTTACTTTGATTCTCAGATAAATGCCCACATAGTTCTGCTGAGCATGGGCAATATGATGCGTATTGAATTGTTACCCCTTGAAAGAATCTGAATACATCTCCATCTTTTTCTTTATATAACTGTCCTTCAAATTTACATTTATAATACAAGGGAAACCAATTATCTGATAAAATAGATTTTCGCATCAATGGCATTCTAAAATCAAACTTCATAAAACTTGCAGAACTCTCAACATTGGTTCTTACATCATCGAGTATTTGTCTTATCAATACATGTTTCAATGGTAAATCAAGATATTGCTTTAATGTCAACCCTAATCTAGACATTGAAATGCCTTTTGTTTTTTTATCAAGATTTGTTCTCATTGAAACATTTGCATTAAGCTGGTAAAATCCTCCACTTTTAAATTCTAGTTTAAAAGGAAGTTCAATATTCTCCACTCCAACTTGCATAATCGGCATTTCAATATTTGGAGCTGAGCATTGAACATCTGGCAAACATTCTTTATCTGTCATTAACAGACCCCTCCCAGATTATTATCATAGAAATATCCCTCTACTTCGTCCATCCATTGTTCCCACAGTTTGTATAGCTTTGTATTGGTATGTGGGATTATTTCATGTTCTCTATCATTTTCACAATGTGGTATAAGTTCGGGTCCTTCTAAAAAATTATTATTATAAACTGATAAACTACCGGTTTTGTTGATAATAAATGTGGTGGAAGGTCTTTCATATGTAAACAAGACCTCTCCACCACATACAGGACAATATTTCTTTTTTAGATTCATATAAACAACCTCGCTGGATCAAATAGCAACTTGTCATGCCCGACTCTCTTTAGATCTCTGATCAGTTGATCCCATCCAAGTTCAAAACTTCGCATTAAATGTTCTTCATCACCGTCAGTATAAATACCATCGTTCCATCGAAGTTCTAGCATTTCACTAATTGTTAACTCTCTCTTTTTTATGGCCATTTCTCAACTATTCCTTTTGGGTCAAAGTAAAATATTTGCGGTTTTTCTTCTGCATCTTCACGATTAAGTTGACTCTCAAAGTCGCCTATTATATATCTCATATAATAATCAGGTGTTGAGTCACGCATTAAACTTTTCAGGTAATCAGTTGTTGAGTCACACTTATCATAAAACTGGTACTTATTATAATAAGTACTCATTACTGATCAATACCAATCACTGTCAAATAAGAATTTAACAACTTGACAGATTCAGGAGTTGAATCGAGATCTTTGGGTTGCTCTGATTTTTCATCAATGAATCCTCTAATATAAGCATTTTTTCGCTCAATACAATCAGACTTGGTTGTTAAGAACTCAAACAAGTTTATTGGTGCATCATGACCAATGAGACATGCAGTTTCCATTTCACCGCATCTCTGGCCACCTTTGTTTTTACGACCACCCAATGGCTGAAGTGTTCGTTTTGCATATGCACCAATACCACGAGCAGCCAATTTTTCTTCGGCTATATGAACCATTCGCAAGAAGTAAATATACCCAACCGCAATAGGATTTTTCAAGTGTGTTTTGGCTAACGGATCATATATTCTTTGCTTGAAACTCGTGTGTGTGTAAGCTAATGCTTTCTTGATATCTTCAAGTTTACATGACTCGAATGGTGGCTGAATCAATGTAAGCTCATTTATAAATTCTTCTGTTATAACTTTTGGCAACTGTGTGGCAAATTGTGTGAGATACCACTTTTCAGCTGTTTTATCAATAATGTCAATATATGCTAACAAATACTTTTTGATTTCATTTTGATCGACTTCATCTTTAAGCAATTGAATCATGTTAGCTTTTAAATCATAGAGCGACATTGATAATTGTAGCTCAAATAATTGACCAATGTTCATTCGTGAAATGATACCCAATGGGTTAATACAAATATCTAAATGCTGCCCATTTTCTGCCTGTGGCATTTTTTCATGAGGAACAATTCTGGAAATGACTCCTTTGTTTCCATGCCGGTTTGCAATTTTGTCTCCGACTTTTACTTTTCTAAAATGCACCCCATACATCTCAACGAGTATTCCATTGATTTTTTCTTTCTTTATTTTATATTTACCAACAAATGAAAATAGATCTAAACCGTTTTCCCTGATAAATTTATTGACTTGATCTTTTTCTAACTTATCGTGCAATACTTTTTTAAGAATAAGCTCTTTTTCTTTCTGCCTCTCAATCGTTTCTGCTACCCAATCTCGAAACTCAGGAATGTCCTCATTCCAAGCATTTGCATAAATATTTATTTCTGGAATAATATATGTTTTTTCAGCCTCCAGTGGAAGACGCTCGGGGAATACCGAATACATATCATCCATGGTTAAACTTTTCAGAATTGCATAAGGACTTCCGGAATTTACAATTTCAAATTCTTTCGGAAGCGGTTTATACAATCCTTCTTGTAATGATAACAAGACTTTATATGGCGGAATTTCAAAAGACAAATCTTTGAAATGTACTGAGGTTAAAATATCTTCATTGACAAGTCGATCTGATATAACAATTCCGTCTTCATAGTTGTTTCCATAATATACCATAACACCCGTTAAAAGATTTCGTCCAAAACGAATGCTTCCATCTTTACAGAAATTACTCTCCGCTAAAATGTCTCCCGCTTTGAATTTATCTCTTGGTTTAACATAGACATTCATAAAGTCCATGTGCTCAACATATATCTTTCTATAAGCAATATTGAATATATCAACATCGCCATCTGTATAAGTAACGATTAAATATTTTGAGTCAATATGGACAACCTCACCATCCTTTTTTGCTCGTTTAACAAATTGGGTGTAATCTGTATATAGATGCTCACACCCTGATCTGATCATTGGATGGTCAAACTCTCTTAATAGAATTGATTGCCTCATTTGCGAAGATGACATTTGTAGACGTGTCTGGTCATCATGCTCCAAAAACGGAACCATCGAAACAGGTATTGATATTGGCTGTTTCTCTAAGCACTCAGGTTCAAATCTTAAGTTTTCATCAAGTATAACATTTGGGATTAAATTTTGTAATACACCACAATTATCACGGTCGGGTGTATCAACTGGACAAATTCGACCGTACATTGATGGAGTAATATCCCTTAAATGCCTTGGAATATTTTCTCTCTTGAATCCGCCCGGTCCTAGCAAACTGATTCTTGAAAGCTTTGTCAGCTCTTCAATCGGATTAATTGAAAAATCGAATTGAACAATATCGGAAACGTTGCACTCTGATAATATTTGAGTGGAACTGATATTAAACTTTGGATGTCTTGCAGTTCGATTTGAAAAACATAAATCAAACACAATCTTTGATAGTTTTGCAAAGATCATGTATTCAAAACATCTCACTCGTTTATTTGTGAACTCAGTATCATCAACATCGCCAGCCTGCATTGCCCACAATAATTCTTCTATTAACGAATCTGTATGTAGAAACTGTGCTGTTATGGGGTCGACCTTTGGAATTAAATCCAATGCATAAATAATGTCTTCCCCTTTTGATTTCGCATTATATCTTGAATAAAGTCGTCCAACTTCTAAGATAAAGTCATCTTGTGTATATCCTGCCGACTCTTGATGAAATAGTTTCAAATCATCAATTAATAACTCCATCAAATTGGTTTTGTCTCGAATCTGAAATGTATCAAGCGAGAACCGTTGATTTAATACGGACGAACCATAATATGCCAGCATTATTAATGAAAGAGGAACTTTTTTACCTAAGAAACTAACATTGATGCTTGGTTCTTCTTTTTCTTTGACAATCATTAATGTTGCTACATTAGTTCTTAGTTTGATGGATTCTCCCCTTGTTACAACCGGAATATCAAAAAGTTGAAACAAAGGAACCTTTTTCCTTCCATTAATCATTATATAATTATCATCAATAATTTTCGGAATAAAGATACTCAAATCAATATTATGAGTCCCTTTTTGTAAACGAATAACTAGAGTTTGTTTAAGAGTTTTTGATAGCTCACCCGATGAGAATCTTGAATGTCTTAAATCCAACTCTGTAATTGTGAAACCGATTTCAGTAACCGGTTGAAGTATCTGTTCTGTCAAAGGTAAAATATTTTCGTAATCTAATCTCCTTATGGTGAAGATGTTTTTATCTTCATTTTGGATTTTGAAAACCGGATTAATTATATTCATTCAATCATTTCTCCCTTTAGGATTTTATCCATTATACCCGAATATCGACCTTCATACATAATACCCTTTAATATACTTCTCTTTGGATTTGAGAATGCCATTGCAAGAATCCAACTTTCTTGATTTGGTACTGATTGGACACTGAAGTATGATGGTTTGACCGCATCTCGATTTTCAAGCAATCTCCATTTCCGTGAATTTTTCCACATTAACTGAGCTACAACACATTCAAAATGGACATGATGTATATCCTTATTGTATACTGCAAACAAATCATGAACAATATTTGTATATGTTTTTCCTTTGAATCTATGTAGTAACTCTGCTACAGCTGTCAGATCTCCAATGATATCCCTTTGCTTCATTCCAGGATTTTCGTCTTCACCTTTAATCATGGCAGACCCTGATGTGTGGAATGTTCTTAGCACTAATTGCGTGCCTCGTTCACCAAGGGTTTGTGCTGCAATTATTCCAACAAAACGGCTGTTGATATGTTTATAAAGATCTCCGTAACATGTTTTGCATAATTTGGCCGATTTACAAAGAATTGGACTTCTGATTTTTATTACTGTACCAACCAATCCTTCACAATTGTCGTTAGTTATTTTTACTAACTCTCCGCCTTGGGACATATTTCGCCCAACAAGCATTCTTGCTTTCTTGGAAGATGTAACATTGACTTCAAGAAAATCGGTTGTGCCACAATCCTCCAGATCTTCATTGATTTGTAAATTGGCACATGTAAATATAAGTTTTCTTGATAGATAACCAGATGTGCCCGTATTCAATGCAACATCAAGCAATCCTTTTCTACATCCATTGGTTGATAAGAAAAACTCCTCTGGAGTTAGTCCTTGAACAAGACTATTTTTGATAGGAGTTGGTAAGATTTCACCATCAAAGTTTGAGATAAACCCACGAGTCAGAACCATTTGTTTTGCCTGATCCCAACTACCCCTTGCTCCAGATTCAATCATGTATGCATAAGGGAATGCTTTCTGTAACCGTCCAATTACCTCTGGACTATTTGCTGCAACCAACTGATCTCTAATTTCCGGAAGATCATAAATTGATTTACGAATACTGTCAGCTTCAGGAAAATCAAAATCATCTAGCGACATTGTACAGCCGAGAAGAGTTGCATATTTAAAACCAACGCGCTTTACCGCATCTAATGTTTGTGCTGTTATATGCTCCGGATAAATATCTTTAATTTCATTCAATATTGAAAGGAGTTTCTTTTCGTCCACGATTCCCCTAACTTCAGGGTAATCATCCGGCAAACAATCGTTGAACAATTTGAATCCTTCTTCTTGATCTTCAAAGTCTGGTGACGTAATAAAATAAATTCCGAGAATAATATCCTGACTCGGAGTTGTCGTCAATGCTTGATTTGATGGACTGCTTAGATTTTTTGTAATAAAGAGTTTTTCACGAATCTCTTGTTTTGCTTCTGTTGTCACCGGAATATAAACCGCCATTTGATCCCCATCAAAATCTGCATTGAATGGGGGACAGACAAGAGGGTGAATCTTTATAACTTTATCAAGTGTCATCTTGATATTAAAAGCCAGCATACTCAACCTGTGTAACGATGGTTGCCTGTTCAATATACAGACTTCATTTTTTGTGATTTCCTCACATATTTTATATAATGAGGGATTATCTGTTTCAATACATTTATCAACAAAATCAATTGCTTTATTCAACAACTTGAACTTGCCAATTTCGATAATTCTTTTTGCAATTGGCAATTTAAAAATTTCTAAAATCATAAGATAGGGAAGAACACATTGATCAAGACTCAATGTTGGATCTGGCGTGATAACCGCACGACCTGAGAAGTCAATACGTTTACCCAAAATGTTACCCCGGATCAACCCTTCTTTCTTTGCCATCTTTTCTAATATGCGATGGTATAGTTCATTTACATCTTTCTGTAATAACTTGAAATATGTGTAATACAGATTTTTATCACGAAGGATTTCAATTGTTGTATCCCTCATGCTCTCTTTCTTTGTTAATATCTGGACATAATAACGATTTATTTTATCCATCAATTGTTTACCGCCGGCAGCCGCAGATGACGGTCTTAAATCCGGAGGTAATACAATTACCTGATTTATCAAAATGTTTTCGATATTATTATAAATTAAAGTCCATTCTGGAATACCCTCTTTTGCAAATTCATAGGATAAATCTTTAACCAGCTTATATATTGCATCAGTCCGTTCCCAAAATTCAATCTTCTCTTGACGTTTATCTTGATCGGAACCAATAATATGCTCAAGCCCTTCCATGTATAAATAACTCTTTTCATTTCTCATTAACTCATCAATTGCATGTTTTAAAGTCTTCCCCCCAACCTCTACAACTAGGTCATAGAAGATGGGGTTGACTACAGGAATTGGTAGAATGATTTTTGCAAATCGTGTTCTCCTTACATCACTGTTAATAATGTCAACTTCGCATGTTGAGCACTTTCCTCCCGATTTCGATAAGCCATAGTAGGTTCCGCACTGACATGTGTAATTTTTTATTGGTCCGAAGATTTGTTCCGAGAACAAACCTAACGGATGAAACTTTCTCTTTCCGAATACTTTTAGAGAGGTTACTTCCTCTAGATTTTCACAGAATTGTGCGTAGTCTAAAACTTTTGGCATTATCACAATCTCCTTAAATTGAAAATTTCTCTTTTACGAGATCTGCTAACTCGATAAAATGCTGTTTGACTCGTTTGGATATTAGTTCGTCTAAATGTGGTAAAATTGCCAAAACGATTCTAGTTGCATCCTCTTCTTTTAATGTTACTTCTAACAAGTCAGCCTGCTTACCGATCTCATCCCTAATCAGCTTTCTTATATAGTCTTCCATAATATGTAATTTTTCAGCCATAGATTATTCTCCTTGGTTCAATTGCATAGATATTGATCTTAGTTTTCTATACTCGACTTGATTTTTTGGTGGAGTATAAAAACAATCATCAAGATAATATGTCTTAATATTTGTTAGAAGCATCTCAAAATATTTTTGATCAAACTTAACACCCTTTTTATAATCAGGCAAACAATATAAACATGTATCTGGATCTCTATTTGGATGATACCCGAATAATGTAATGTTGCTTACAAAGTTTTGCTCTGTCATTACCATGAATCCATTGATAAAAAACTGTGGATGTAAATATGTGATTTCATATACATTTTTATTTTTAATCATACGGGTTGGGGTGATTTGCCCCTCATAGATATATACTTTCTCTACGAGAGGCAAATCATTATCGTAACCCCATATAACTAATCGGTCGTCAACATAATCCATTGGTTTATGCCGCTCCCGTTTCTTCCAATAGTTCGACGAATGATTTCCCATTTTCGCTCCTCACTGTAACTATGTAGTTTGAGACACCAGGTTGTAATTCAACTAGTTCCGAAAGTCTTTTCATCACATCCATTGAAGTGTTTAGACTTTTTACTGGAATCATTTCGTATTGAGTTTCTGCTACTTCTGGCATTTTATTAAATAACTTTTGCAGAATGCTTTGGGATGGTTTTTCTCCAACATAAACATCTATATGCTGGGTCTTGTTTAGTTCTAATATTGGTTTAATATTGTCCTCTATGCATTGGAGACGTTGTGATAAATCACTCTCTTCATAAATAATATCTATTTTGTTTTCTAATGTTCTTTTGATTGCCTTACTCATCATAGATGGTACAATTTCAAGATCAATTCGTTGCACCTGATTATTTTTCATCATATCAAGTATTTCTTCACTATCAATCATCTGTGCTGCATAAAATGCTGCTTTGTTGATTTCAGGTTTTGATAATTGAATTGAATATGAGCCATCGTATGAGCAAGCGTTTTTGACTTGCTTTCTGCAATCTACCATCAGAACTTTCCTCGAGATATAAAATCTAATATCAATTTCATTATCTCGATTGCACACAACATCTCTGCAATCAATTACAAGATTACATTGTGGTAAAAACGTCTTACCTTCAACATAGTGCTTGTTAATCTTAGTGACAGTAACATCATCATTTATTATATCTGCTAATGCATTGACCTTGCATTCTCCAACTTGTGAAGAATTATAGATAGATGAGAATACGTTTTTACTCTCAACTATATCTGGGTCAATTATTAATAACTCTTTTACACCGTCTAGTTCGGATATGTGTTTAGCTAGAAATCCACCTAACGTTCCCACTCCGATTACTGCCACTTTACGAAACACTAAGGTAATCTCCTTCCAAGTGGATTAGGGGGATCCGGAGATCCCCCCTTTACCATCAAAGATGGATTATCCCTTTTTTCCTGCTGGTTTTAGATACTCAAGAGTATCACCCGGTTGCAGGAGATATTCGGCACCAACTTCCTTGCCGTTTACCAGACCAGTGGAAAGACGATCCACATTCAGGACTTCACGAAGGAATTCCCCGACTTCCTTGACACTCCGGCCGGCAACAGGGAAGTTACCAGAAGAGGCACCACAGGATACCTGAATTGTGGTTGTGGTCTTTTGCCCGAAGGCTGCACCTGGTTTTGTGAGGGTACTTTGAGCTTGGAATGCCACACCGCTCATTGCTGCAGGTTTTGCTGCGGCTGCTTTGGCTACTGTTGCTCCAGAAGCACCGAATTTGGCAAGAATGGCTGCGACCACAGTATCCTTGGGTTTCTTGGTCATACCAGGGATAGCGAGTTCATCAACACACATTCTTTTAAGTTCGACTGCAGTTTTGGCTTCCAATTGATCTTTTGTAAAATTTGCTCCCATTTTCAAATCTCCTTGTTACATTTAGTTTGTTGTTACTTTGTTCACGATGTGGTCAAAATGACCACTACTGCTTTACGATTCGAATCTTCGAGTTGGAGTTCATACTTAAAATATCAAAGTAGACCTCCGACCGATCATGCTGATCTTTTACAAATGAGTTGTAGAATAACCAGCACATCAGCGTTGCAACGCCCAGATTTGTGAAATATAACTGGGGTTCCGATTGAGATAATTCCTCACATGACATCTCATCTGGTAACTTATCGTCGGGATTTGCAATTTCAGGATGATATGCACATAGATCAGGTGTTAAATCACAACCCCCTTTCCTGACATAAAGTTGTGCATTTCCATCCGTTAATTCATTCCCACCAGAAACAATGGTAACATCGTTCAGATTCTTACAGTAATTATTAATTATCATTCTGGATTTGTGATTGTCAACACATATAAATACTATTGTATTTTCTTTGATAACTTGGGCTACATTTGCCTCGTTGATATAAGAATCAAATACATCAAATGCAATATTGCTGAATTTCATAGCAAGCTCATTGGCTTTTGTTTCAGCTTTATTACCCATTCCGCTAAATTCTTGACGTGCAAAATTCTTCATTTCATATTGATCGCCGTCAACTAAAAGTATGTTACTTTCATAGTCTTGAGAAAAGTTTAGGAATCGACACAATCTTTCAGCCAAAATTGTGCCGACACCACCTAAACCAATAATTGTAATGTTAATGCATTGAGCCATCATTACCGCCTCCGAAAACCTTTCTCATTTTATCTATAATAGTTTGACTAAAAGGTTTTGGCTGATAGGGGCCTTTTTCAGGATCGGGGATGCGTTCCAATGTTCTGTCCGCTTCAGCTGCTGCATCTAATATAGCTTGATGCTCCTCGTCTGATTGATCGAGAAATGCTCCACTGTCTGCTTGACTCTGATTTAATGAGTCAGTCATTTGAACTGAAAATATCATTTGACAACGTGGGCATTTCCCTTTTTCTGCAACTGCCTCGCTTAAGACCTCTATATGACAACGTGGGCATTCTATTTTTTCTTCTCGCTCATCATCGAAGAAAAGGTCCACTAAACCATAACACCACGGACATTCATTAGCGTTAAGCATGTCATCCTCAGTAAAATAATGTTTACAATGAGGACATTGCCACTCTATATCATCATCATCATCATCAGATACCTTAACTGTATCTGGCAATAGAGTTTGACAATAAGGACAACATTCATCCGAAGACAATTTCAAGAATGTGTTTCCACATTCAAGACATTGCATATACCCTTGTTGATCCGGCATTTCCATAGATTGTGCCGAATTTAATGCAGCTTCCCTATCATCTATAACTTGGGGATCCCCCACTGAATGATTATTTTTTAGATCCTTTTCATCTATATAGTTCAAATACATATCTGTCTTACATGTTGGGCATTTTGGTTCTGCATCAGTTGTGGTAAAGAGAACTTTACATTTTTCACAGTGATACATTTCCTCTTGATAATCAACGTCCTCCATCTCATCCATAATTTTGAAAACACGATTTTTACATGATAGACAGGGATTGCTTGGTTCGCAGTCTTTTGCCTTTTCTGGGGTGACAACAGCTGGCGGAGTTACTGGAGCTGTTCCAACGAATGGAATCTGTTTCTGTGCACCAGGTGCAACAAATCTTCCAGCTTGCTTCCATAAATCTCCATCATAATGACCACCCCAATTATTCCAACGACTACCATTCCAACGACTACCATGACCTTGCCAACGATTACCACCATACAATCCACCATAGTATCCACTATAGTTATATGTATATGTACCTCTTTCTACAAGGTTCATCCATTTTGGATTGAATTGGCGTTTGCTTGCTGATACTTTAAATAGGTATCTCTTGTCGAGTTTCCTTTTTGAATATGCACTTTTGCTGCTGGCAGCTTCATCTAAAACCATTTTACTGGTTTTCGGATCAACTTTATAGACTCTTGTTGAATAATAGACTTCTTCTTCATCAATATCTTTTGTCTTTGAAAGACCCAGCATATAATCTTCTGGGTTAACAATGAATCGACTTCCGTTGGCGACTATTGATGCAGATAGACTGAACTCTTCGCTCATAACATTACCATAAGTAATATGGAGCCCATCGAATGTTTTTTCATCTGCATCATCTACACCCGAGTGGAATGCTGAAAAGTTTGCATGACTGTGAATTGTTCCGATCATGGTAAATCCTTCAACCGTAACACCTCGATTGTAGTCACATGCAGCTGCGGTCACTTTCTGGGTTGGGGGAACGACTTTATACTTACCCGTTTTCTCGTTATAGAATAATAGCACAATAGCTTCACCGCCAAACTTCTCAAAGACTGCTTTAAAAAACTCAAGGACTTTAGCTCCATATTGTGCTGGCAATGGATTAATATACATTCGTGCCATTGTATTGACACTTTGCAATATTGATATGTTTTTGACTGGGGCGATACTTTCCATCACCCCAATCTTTTTCTTCAAGAAAATTCCCTCTTTGGCGACAATATAATATATATCATCATCGGGAAGTTCTTGAGTTCCATCATTTACAACAACATTGAACATTAAGCTCTCCTTTGGTTTAAGTATCTGGTTGATAATTGATTCTCATATACATCATATGAATGTAGATCTAACAATCCTCTGAGAACACCAACTTCTTCAATTTTTGCCGTTATCACCCGTGGTGCAGGAATACAATCCAGTCTGCACTCCCTTGTCATATATCTATCTAAAGAATATGACTCAGGATAAC